TGATACCGCCACCTTCATGACCCGTTTCACGTTCGACACGTACTATGGCGTGGTGAACTTGGCACCGGAAATGAATGGCGCAATTCTGTTCGGCCAGCCGTAACCTAGAGGCGGGGGCTTCGGCTCCCGCCCTTTGAAAGGACCAATGCAATGTCTGCTTCGCTTCCTGTCCTTGCGGCCTCGGTTGTCAGCGTTCCCGCTAACGCCCGCATCGCCGCATATTCGACCAGCTTTTATCAGATCAACCAGATCGTCAACAACGTTCGCACCATTCTCTATGCCGGTGCCGGCTCGTTTACCTCGGCGGTTTTATCGGCTTCGGTCGCCACTACCGTGGAGATCATGGGTGGTGATCGTGCCTCCACGTTCTACTCAATTGGTACGGCGGCGATTGTGCCGGAGTTTCCGTTCCAGCCCACTCCAGGCACTCTGAACGCAACCGGCACGCTGACTGCTGCTCTTGTGTTCGGCGGTATCGTCACCTCGACCACTGCGGCTGCGGTGACGGCCACGCTTGACACTGGCGCTATTATGGAAGCTGCCGGTTCATTCGTGGTTGGTGACTACGTAGATTGGTCTGTCATCAACACTGGCGGTTCGAACGCATTTACCGTCACGGCGGCTGCGTCTGGCCATACTGTTGTTGGGGCGGGTGCAGTTTCTGCCAGCACTTCGGGCCGCTTCCGCACGCTCAAGACGGCTGCGAATACGTTCGTCACGTACCGCATGGCGTGATGATGGGTGGGGCGGCGGTTCTCCTAACGTCGCCCCACTTTTTTAGGAGATAAGGCAATGCCAATGAAGATGGGTTACGGACCCAAGACCGTATCGGCCAACATCAAGAAAGAGATGAAGGCAGGCAAGCCCCAAAAGCAGGCTGTAGCCATTGCCTTGGATGTTGCCAAGAAAGCAAAGAAGGGTCGCAAGAAATGAGCGACTTTCCTGATATGGTCTATCGCACGCCGGGCGAACACCGTGCGCAGAATGGCGGAACCTTCGGCTATCTAGGCGTCAATGACGCAGCCGAGATGCAGGCTGCGCTTGCCGATGGCTGGTATCGCACCGTCGACGCGGCATTTGCGGCTTTGGAGGCCGAAACCGTGATCGAAGAGGTTGCGGAAGCCATTGATGTTGTATCGCCTGCCACCCGCGAGGAACTGGAGGAGAAAGCGCGCGAGCTTGGCATTGGCTTCAACGCGCGCACAGCCGATGAGGTGCTTGCGCAGCGCATTGCGGAGCGGGTCTAGTGGGCTACACACGCCGCGACTTCATTGATGGCGCTATGGAAGAGATCGGCCTCGCCGCGTACAATTACGATGCGACCGCCGAAGAACTCAATAGCGCCATGCGCCGCCTCGATAGCATGATGGCGGAATGGAATGCGCGCGGCATTCGTGTTGGGTATCCGATCCCCTCCAGCCCCGGCACTGGCGAGCTTACCGACGAAACAGAGGCACCAGACAGCGCTTGGGAAGCCATCGTTACCGGCCTCGCGCTGCGGATCGCGCCCAGCTTCGGCAAGACGGTGATGGCTGACACGCGGGTAAACTTCGTGCGGGCATATCAGGCGCTGCTCAACATTCATGCGCAGCCATCAGAAGTGCAGCCGCGCAAGATGCCCCTTGGCGGTGGTAATAAGAACTACTGGAGCAATCAGGTATTCACCACGGGGCCGCAGGATCAAATTGTCACGGGCGATGACGGCGTTTTGGAGATTTAAGCATGTCAACGATCAATCAGCTTTCATCGGTCGATAGCCTTAGCGCGGGCGATAATGTCCCGGTCTATGCGCAGTCTCAGGGCGATACCCGCAAGTTCTCACTCACTACGCTAGTCGCGTATCTTTCGACTGCGTTCTCTACGCTGTCCGCTTCGTCCTACATTAAGGTAAGCACGGTGACGGTCGCAAATCTGCCTAGCGCGGTCACGGCAGGGGCTGGAGCGCGTGCGACGGTATCGGATGCCAGCGCCACCACGTTCAACTCTGTGGTAGCCGCTGGTGGCGCTAACACGGTGCCCGTCTTTTCGGATGGCGCAGCTTGGAGGATCGGTTAATGAGCAATGCAGTTTTCTCTCCCGCATGGGGCTCTACGCAAAGCATCGCCAACTCAGCGACTGCAACAGCGGCTACCCTTTTGCCCCGCAACGCAAATGCGATTATTCTAACGAATACGAGCGCCACGGCTAGGACGCATGTGGTCGTGACGATCTACACAAGCGATAGTGATGCGGATGCGGCTGTTGCTGGCGGTGGCGGCACTGCACCTACTACGTCTAGCGGCCTTCCAATCCTGCCTAACCAGCAGGTTGCAGTTTACTGCGGACCCGGTCCTAGCGTCATTCGTACGATTGCTACGGCGGCGGATGGCAACATCATCATCACGCCTGCAAACGTGTCCTAATGAACCTCGGCCTGCACCTACGCTTGGGGACGGTTGACAGGCCATTGCCGTCAATGGCGCTGGACTTCGTGACGGAGCCTGTCTTGAGCAGCGCCGTGACGTTCAGCCGTGCTTCAACGGCCACTAGGATCGGGCAGGATGGTTTGATCCAGGCCGTTGCGGTTAACACGCCCCGCTTTGACTATGACCCAGCCACACTTTCCCCTCGCGGTTTGCTCATAGAGGAAGCGCGGACCAACCTTCTGCTGAACAGCCCGATCAACGGCGCTGCGCTCCCGACGCAAAATGTCTCGGTGACGGCGGTTCCACATACGATTAGCTTTTACGGGACGGGGACCACAACTCTATCGGGCGCTGCTGTTGCCATCGTCATTGGCTCGGGCGAATATCCTAATCGGCAAACGCTGACGTTTACTCCGATCTTGGGCGTGCTGGTCTGCACCGTAGTTGGCTCCGTTCAGTTTGCCCAACTTGAGGTTGGATCGTTTGCAACTAGCTTTATTCCCACGGCGGCATCGCCAGTGGCCCGAAGCGTTGAAATTGTCACCATGACAGGCGGGGACTTCTCATCGTGGTACAATGCGAGCGAAGGCACGCTAGTGGCCAATTTTGCCACGACACAGATTGCGTCTAATTTGTCAGCCATCGCCGCCATTTCGGATAGCACAGCGAATAACGAAATGCTTATTTATTATACATCCGTTAACTCAATAACCCGTGTCGCTGTGGGCGGTGCCGTGCAAGCTTCTATTTTGAATACGGCAGTTTTGGCTAACAACGCATATCGTTTTGCGTTCGCATACAAGGTCAATGATTTTGCATCTTCAATAGCTGGCGGCTCTGTTGTGACAGATACGGTCGGCACTATACCTACGGTGAGCCGCTTGACTATCGGCGCACGAGGCGCGAGCAACAACCAGCTAAATGGCCACATTCGCACGATTGCTTATTATAGAACGCGCTTGCCTAATTCTACGCTTCAGAGGTTAAGCGCATGACGCAAATCCCGATCCTTAGCGGCATTTACGCGGATACGACACCGGCTCTGCGCACAGCGTACCCGGTGAACTTTTTCGCCGTGCCCAAAGAGAACGGGATAAGCCAAGGGTTCTTGCGTCCTGGGGACGGCCTGACCGAATGGACCGCGACTGCCGACACTTGCCGGGGGCAGATTGTTTGGCAAGGCGTGCTGTATGCGGTGATTGGCGCGGACCTTTGCAGCGTGTCATCGTCTGGCGTTGTGACCACGATTGGCAGCGTTAGCACCGATGGCTTGCCGGTTACGCTCGATTATGGCTTTGACGATCTAGCCATTGCGTCGAATGGCAATCTGTTTCTCTACAATCCTACCGCCGGACTGCGGCAGAATGTGGACCCCGACCTTGGCACGGTGAACGATGTGCTATGGGTTGACGGGTATTACATGACTACGGATGGCGAGTTCCTTGTCGTTACGGAGCTTAACGACCCGTTGGCTGTCAATCCGCTCAAATATGGCTCTTCGGAAGCGGACCCCGATCCGATCATCGCCATCTTGAAGCTTCGCAACGAGGTGGTTGCGCTGAACCGGCACACCATCGAAATGTTCGACAACATCGGCGGAAGCCTGTTCCCCTTCCAGCGGATTGAAGGCGCGCAGGTTGAAAAGGGCTGCATCGGCAAGGATGCTTGCTGCATATACATGGAGGCGGTTGCGTTCCTCGGCAGTGGCTTCAATGAGCAGCCTGCGGTGTACGTGGCTGGCAATGCAAATGCGGTCAAGATCAGCACGCATGAGATTGACACGCTGCTTGAAGCCTACACCGAAGCCGAGTTATCCGCAGCCATCCTAGAGGCGCGCAACGAAGGCTCGCACCAGTTCCTCTATATGCACTTGCCAGACCGCACGCTTGTCTATGACGGCGGTGCATCGCGGGACTTGCAGGCTCCCGTCTGGACGGTGCTGACAAGCACCCTGGAAGGCTTCTCGCAGTACCGTGCACGGCATCTCTGCTATGCGTACAATGCATGGCGGTGCGCTGACCCGCAGGCCAATCGCCTCGGGTATCTGCGCCGCGATATTTCCAGCCACTACGGCGAGCCGGTGCGTTGGGAGTTCGGCACGCTTATCGTCTACAACGGCGGCTCGGGCGTTCTGTTCAATGCGCTGGAACTGATGGCGCTAACGGGTTCGGTTGCCTTGGGTGAAGATCCGGCTATCTCGACCAGCTACAGCATCGACGGGCTGTCGTGGTCCATTGACCGGACTATCTCGCTGGGCACGATTGGCAATACCACCAAGCGCCTGTTGTGGAGCAAACAGGGCAAGATGACTGATAGGCGAATTCAGCGCTTTCAGGGCACCAGTGACGCGCACGCTTCGTTCATGCGCCTAGAGGCAACGCTAGAGCCGTTGGCTTGGTAATGGCGAACAAGCTCACCCTGACCCGCAATCAACTCGCCGCCTTCCTTGGCGACCATGAGCAAATTAAGCAGTTTGAGCGGCTTATCTTGCTGGTGCAGGATTACCTCAATTCCGGCATGGTTGATGGCATTGACGTTACGGGCGGCAATGCGCAGGCAGGCGTTAACGCGAACGCGGTGGCAATTCAGGCATTGGCGGATACGTTAGACCGCGCGCCCCCTGCCGCTGACTTGTCCGGGCTGGAAAGCCGCTTGGGGGCACTAGAGGCCATTCTGCCAGGCTTGGATTTCAGCGGAATCGAAGCGCGCCTTGCGGGGCTTGAGGTTGCGCCGCCGAATACACCTGAAGCCAAGGTCAAGCGCTACGGTTCATTCTACGATACGACTGATCAGATAGCGGCGGCTATAAATACCGCCTATGCCATTACGCTAAACAGCACGGACCTATCGTCTGGCGTAACCATTGGTAGCCCCACCAGCCGGGTTTATGTAGATCGCCCAGAGGTCTACAATATCCAATTTTCGGCGCAGTTCATCAATACAGCGGGCGGCGCGCATCGTGTTTGGATTTGGCTCCGCAAGAACGGGACGAACGTTGCAAATAGCACGGGCGCGATCAAGATTGAGGGCAACAACACCGAGCTTATCGTGGCGTGGAATTACCTGCTCCAAATGAATGCTGGTGACTATTTCGAGCTGATGTGGGAAGTGAGCAATACGGCAGTTTCACTGAACTATGATGCTGCAACGGCTGTGCATCCGGCTATCCCGTCCATCATTGTTACCGTTACCGACAACATTGAAGGGGGCTGACATGGCTAAGACACCTGCATGGCAGCGCAAAGAGGGTAAGTCACCAACTGGCGGATTGAACGCTAAGGGCCGTGCGTCGGCCAAGAAAGAGGGCATGAACCTGAAGCCTCCCGTGTCGTCTGAGCAGGCCAAGAAGTCGCCCAAGGCTGCGGCTAGGCGCAAGTCCTTTTGCGCACGGATGGGCGGGATGGAAGGCCCGATGAAGGACGAAAAGGGCAAGCCGACCCGCAAGGCTCTCGCGCTTCGTAAATGGGATTGCTGACATGAAGAAAACACCATTCTGGGACAAGGCAGAGCCGAAGGACGACAAGCCGTCCAAGCTCTCACCAAAGGCCAAGGCATCCGCCAAGCGCCGCGCGAAGGCTGCGGGTAGGCCTTACCCGAATCTGATCGACAATGCCGCAGCGGCACGAAAGAAGGGGAAGTAACATGGCCGTTATCAACACCGTCCTGATCCCCGCCAAGACGGCGGAAAACACCCAGACGACGCAATACACCTCGTCCAACGTCACGACGATCATCGACAAGCTTACCGCCACCAACTACTCGGCGTCGGCTGCGACGATCAGCGTTAACCTTGTCACCTCCGGCGATACGGCGGGTAATCAGAACCTGATTATCAAGGCTAAAACCTTGCAGCCTTCGGAGACGTATTCGTTCCCTGAGATTGTCGGGCAGACGCTGCTTTCTGGCGGGTTCATCTCCACGATTGCGGGCACGGCTACGGCTATCAACATCCGCGCGTCGGGCCGGACGATTAGCTAAAGGCTTTTGACTAGGGCCGCGTGGCGTGTTATGGTGCTGTTACTGAGTGTTCCGGCCAGCCAGTAGGCCACCTGTTAAAGGTGCCGGATGCAGATTAGAGCCGCAACGATTGAGGATATTCCCGCCATGGCTACCATGGGTCGGGACTTTGACGTTAGCGCGCGGCAGGATGATCTATTCGAGTACGTGGAAGCGGACTGCATTGCCTCGCTTGAGTGGCTGTTGTCGCTTGACATTTTCCTGTGCTTTGTCGCGGAAGCTGGCGGGATCGTCGGCATGGTGGGCGGCATGGTTTCGCCGGTCTACTTTAACCGTTCGCACAAGTCAGGCGAGGAGCTGTTTTGGTGGGTTGCGGACGGCGCTCCAGCAATGACGGGTATTCGCCTGCTTAACGCTATCGAGGATGCGGCCAAGGCGCAAGGTTGCTCCACATGGCAGATGAAGTGCATAGACCGGCTGGAAGGGCAGCGCATGGCCAAGCTTTACGAGCGGCGCGGGTATCGGCCCTTTGAGCATACATTCATCAAGAGGTTCAACTAATGGCAGTAGCTTCAGCCCTTATCGGCGCGGCGGCAACAATCGGCGGGAGCCTGCTTAAAGGAAGTGGCGCAAATGCCGCTGCTGAATTGCAAGCAGAGGGCAATGCGCAGGCCATCGCGGAACAGCGCCGCCAGTTTGACCGGGTGCAGCAGCTTCTCGCGCCTTACGCGCAGGGCGGCACGGGGGCATTCTCGCAGCTTCTCGCGCTGGCAGGGGCAGCACCGCAGCAGACCAACTGGCAAGCCTACGCGCAGTCTAATCCGGCGCTCATGCAGGCGTTTAACGCGCAGCGCATCAATCCCTACGGCGGCGGTATGCAGGACTTGGCGACGTTCGCGCAGCAATGGCAGCAGCGCAACGACCCGCGCGCCGATCTATCGCAGTTCCAGACCGGCGGCATGGATGCACAACAGCAGGCCATCAGCCAATTCGAGCGGAGCCCGATGTTTCAGGCTCTCGCACGGCAGGGTGAAGAGGGTATACTTCAGAACGCGAGCGCAACCGGCGGGCTGCGGGGCGGAAACGTGCAGGGGGCACTTGGCCAGTTCCGGCCTGCTTTGCTTAACCAGCAAATCCAGCAGCAACTTTCCACGCTTAGCGGCATCGCAGGGCTAGGCCAGAATGCAGCGGCGGGCGTCGGTAATGCAGGGATGCAGTCTGGCAATAACATTAGCGCGCTGTTGCAGGACACAGGGCAGGCGAGGGGCTATGGGGCGCTTGGCTCTAGTGCTGCGCTTGGCGGGGGGCTTTCTAGCCTCGGGGACATCCTTGGCGGGGCTTTGGGTGGAAGCGGCCCTATCAGCGCCGCAACGGTTGCAAACCTTACGCCTGCCGCCGCTTCAACCATCCTAGCCAATCCGAGTATCTTCTAATGGCAATCAATCCCCTCCCCTTTTTGCAAGCTATGCCTGATCCAGGGCAGGCGTTCATGGATTCGTTCCAAAAGGCCCGCGCCGCTCGTTTGGCCGAAGAGCAGAAGGTGCAGCAAAAGCAGCTTTTTGCGCAAATGTCTGAACGAGTTCGCAAAGACCCTTCGCCGCAAAACCTTGCGCAATTTACAATGGCTTTCCCGCAAATGGCCGAGGCCATTCAATCGGCATACAAGCCCATGACGGAAGAGCGTAGGGCGCAGGAAGTGGCGTTCTATGGCCAGACGCTTGGGGCACTTCAACGCGGCAACACCAAGGCTGCGCGAGAGCTTGTCGAAAGCCGATTGGCCGCAGCGCGAAACACGCCGGGGCAAGAGGAAACCGTCAAGAAGCTAGAGGAAGGCTTGAAGCAGTTTGACACTGACCCTGATGCTTTGAGGGCTGGCCTTGCCATGACGGTGCAGCAGCTTGATTCGAAGCTTTACGATACCCTTTATGCCAAAGACAGCCTAACCGGCTTTCAGAAGGATTTGCAGGCAGCGGGCATTGATCCGGCCAGCGAGGAAGGCATGGCCAAGGCGCGTCAGTTTGTTGAGCTTAAAACTGATCCGCTTGTTGAAATGCAGACGCCTGACCAAGGCAAGTTTGTCGGCCAGAGATCCGAATATTATCGCCGTTACGGGACGGGCGCTCCCCCGCCTAGCATTAAACAGCCGCCTCGGATTGGTGAAGTCCGTAACGGATACGCCTTCACTGGCGGTAATCCGAAGTTTGAAAGCAATTGGGTAAAGGCCAAGCCTTTGCAGGATACCAAAGCCCCTGAATTGGGCGCTGGCGGCATTCCAAGCGTTCTGACACGGGCACAGTATGACGCCATCGTTAAAGTCAAGGGCAAGGGCGAAACCGATGCATGGATGCTGCGCAATGGCGTCCGTATCGGTGGGCAGTGAGGAATTAAGATGGCGCAGGTAAAGCCTTGGGAAGAATATAGCTCCACGCCTAGCAATGTTGGCGGCGGGCAGGGTGTGGTTATTCCGAATGCGCCTAAGGACATGGCTGCGGAACAGCGGGCGGAAACCGGCACGCAACTCAACGTGCAGGGCGAAGAACGCGCGGGACGTAAGGAGCAGTTTGACTACGCCAAGGAACTGCGCAGCGCGTTCAACAAGGCTCCCGAAGCGACCAACTATGAAACGGTCGTTCGGCAGTTTTCGTCTGCCCTTGGCGCGAAGTCCACTCCTACCGGCGATCAGGCGCTGATTACTGCATACGCCAAGATGCTCGACCCCGCTTCGGTTGTGCGCGAGGCAGAGTTTAACATCGTGCAGGCTGGTGATAGCGCGATTGGTCGCCAAGTGGCGCGCATCCAGCGCGAGCTAGGTATTGACAGCAGCGGTTTGCTTCGTCCGGAAGTGCGCAACCGCGTGCTTACCGAAATGCGCAATCTGGTGGACAATTACCGTTTATCCTATGACCGGGTGCGCGGCGATTATGAACGCTTGGCGGGCACGTATAACATCAACCCTGAATCGGTGGTCCTCTCACGCATTGATGACCCGTATCTGCCCAAGATTGAAAAGGCATGGCAAGAGCGCGGCGTTTCAGAGGAAGGGACGCAACAACTCGGCCTCGAAGCTGGCGCAACGTTCTCGACTGAGAAGGATAAGGCTATCAGGGATGCTACGCAGCAAGCGTGGCAGAGCGGGGCGGACCTGCAAGGCATTGTGGCGGCTGCACAAGCGGCTGGCGGCAAAATCACGCCTAA